GGTCGGAGCCTGACGTTCTTCCACAACTACGTCGGCCTGACCGATGGGCCGGTGCGGTACGGCGTCTGCAAGACCTGCGGCGAGGTGGTGGGCGAGGGCACGCGCTCATGTCTGCGCTGCGGCCCGGATACGCTCGACTGGCGCATCATGGGCTACGAGGATTGGATGTACGGCACGCTCTACCCTCGCACCGTGCGTGCGGGCTCGGGATTGAACACGGCGTCTCGCGCCATCGACGTGGCCATGTACATGGGCGCCGCCAAGGTAAGCGTGCTCGGGGCTGACTGCGCGCTCAGGATCAACCGGCCCGCCCCGGACGCGCCCGCTGGCTCCGAGGAGCACCTACGCTGGCTCAGGGAGGACGTTGTCATGCACGCGGACGGCAGCAACGCGCTGCGCTCCGGCGCCACGGCGACCACCATCGGCGGCGAGATCGACGGACGCTGGTGGGAAACCAAGCCGGACATGATGATTACCGCTGTCTGGCTCGCGGACATGAAGCGCTACTACGGCGACCGGCTGGAGCTCGTGGGCGATACGCTCCCGAACGCGCTCGCCGGCAAAGACGACGCGTTCCTCGACCGGCTTCCGAACCTGACGGATTCCACCGGCAAGCCCATCCGGTTCAAGCCCGGATACGAGAACGTTAAATGACGGGTCGGGTACACGCGGGCCTTGTTTCGCGGGCCGGAAGCGGTATAGATTGGAAAAACCGGCACCCCTTGACCATTGCCTTTAAATGGGGCGCATACACGAGGTGGTGGACGTGAAGTACACAAAGGCAGAGTCAGCTTATCTCCGGAAGTTGTACGAGCGGTGGAAGACCGAGCGGGGGGTAGGCCTAAATGGTGGTGATTCCACTCCGCTCCACGAAGATCCTGTGGTGGTCGGCTCGCTCCGGCTGTTGTTGGAGGATAACGGGTATTCGTACATTGATGTGGGATCGTGGCTCGGCCTCTCAGGGGAGCGAATCCGTCAATTGGCCAACCGCGCCGGTATTTTCGCTCCGCACGCCAAACACCGTGTTTGGGATGACGACACGAACCGTTTTGTGTGCGTGGATAGCAGGCGCCAGTACAACCGGGTTGCCGCAGAAAAGCTAAGGGCTCAACGGAAACGCGAACTGGAACACAAGCGAGCGTTGTGCTGGGATCAAGCGATTGTGTTTGTTCGTTCGTTCGCGGCAGAGCATGGGCGCCCCCCGGTGCTCAGAGAAATGGCATCTGCCCTGGTACCTCAACACCCTCCCACCAGTTTCTACCCGCTCTTTTCGAACCGACTTGGAAGGGATCATAGACAGGACGGGTATCAGGACTACATCCCGAAGGTATACAAATTGGCTGGGGTAAAGCAGCCTGGAAGTGGTAAACCCGGCCATGTGGAAAACCTTGGCGCAGGTGGTGAGTCGGGGCTTTAGGTCCCCATCACCCCCAACGTTGACGTAGCGCGCGAATGATGCGAGGTTGTTCGTAGCACGAGAAAAAGGATTGTGGCTGTAGCATGGCCCCCGGCGCCCGAGGCGCTTGGGGGCTTTTTTCGTTGTAGCACGCACAACACAGCATGGGCCGCGCCCATGGGGAGAGACAGGTGGCAGAAGGCGACACGACGTACACGCAGGCTGAGCTGGACGCCAAGATCGCGGAAGCGAACAAGGCGCTGGAACGCAAGCGCGACGAACTGCTCCAGGAGGCCAAGGCCGCCAAGGATCAGGCCCGTACCGTGAGCGAGCAGTATCAGCAGGCCACGGCCCGGATGCAGGAGTTGGAGCAGAAGGTCGCGGCGCAGTCGGCTGGCGTAGGCGACGAGAAGCTCAAGGAACTGACCGAGAAGATGCGTGCGGACTTCGAGCGGACGTATCAGCCGTTCAAGTCCAAGGTTGGGGAGCTGGAAGCCGCGCTCGCGGAGCGAGACGGCGTGATCCGGTCCCTCAAGCTCGACACCAAGGTCAAGGACGTGATGGCGAAAAGCGGCGTGCGGTCCGAGCGGGTCGAAGACCTGTTCCGGCTGACCTCCGAACGCTACGACCTGACCGACGACGGGGAAGTGATCCTCAAGGAAAACCGCGAGGTGCCCTTGGACAAGTTCTTCAAGGAAGACCTGTCGGAGAAGTACCCCGAGTTCTACACGGGCTCGGGCAGCAGTGGGGGCGGCGCCTCCAGATCCGACGCCGGCGGCGGAGGAAGTGGTCGTGTAATCGCGGCCGACGACGGTGGCGCCTTCATGGCAAACCTGGAAGGGGTTGCCGCAGGCAAGGTGACTGTTCGTCAGTAGGCCGCTCCATCCGCCCCGGCTTTGACCGTGGGCCAGACAGGAGCAGTAGAACACCATGGCGAACACCAACACCAACGTCACCCCGCAGCTACTCGCTCAGGGGCTCATGGCGCTCCGTCAGCGCGCCATCACCGCCCGTCTGGTCAACCGGGGCTACGAAAGCCTGGCCGCCGAGAAGGGCAACGTCATCAACATCCCCGTTCCCTCTGCCATCGCGGCGCGTGCGGTCACGCCTGCCGTCACGATGAACAGCAACGTGGACTCCGCGCCCACCACGGTCGCCGTCACGCTGGACCAGTGGTACGAGGCGCCGTTCCACCTCTCCGACAACGACGCCCTCACCGTCATGAATGGGTTCATCCCCATGCAGGCGAGCGAGGCCATCAAGGCGCTGGCGAACAACGTCGATTCGTTCATCCTCGGCAAGCACACCGGCGTGTACAGCGGTGGAGGCACGGCAGGAACGACTCCCTTCGCTACGGCCATTGCGGCCGCCGCGACTGCGCGTGTGCTGCTGAACAAGCAGCTCGCGCCGCCCGACGACCGGCGTGCCATCCTCGATCCGAGCGCCGAGGGCAACCTGCTCTCGCTGTCCAACATCCTCCAGTTCGACCAGCGCGGCGACCAGGGCGGCATCGTGCAGGGCATGATCGGCCACAAGCTGGGCGTGGACTGGTACATGAACCAGAACGTGCCGAGCTACACGCCGGGCACCGGCTGGGCGTCCGGCAACATCGCCTCGACGGTCGCCGGCGCGGTGGGCGACACCACGCTGAACATCATCAACGCCACGGCTTCGGGCACGATCAAGGTCGGGGACATCTTCACCCTGACCGCCGACACCGCGAGCCAGCAGTACGCCGTGACCGTGGCCGCGACGATCTCCGCGACGGTGGCGGTCGCCATCAGCTTCACGCCCGCGCTCAAGACGACTGTGGCGACGGGCGCGACGCTGATCGTGGTCAGTCTCCCCTACGTGGCGAACCTGATGTTCCACCGGGATGCGTTCGCTTTCGCGTCGCGTCCGCTCGCGCAGTCCAACGCGGCTGCGGGCAACATCTTCACCAGCCAGGTGGACCCGGTTTCCGGGCTGGCGCTGCGGCTGGAGATCTCCCGCCAGTTCAAGCAGGACACGTACAGCTACGACATCCTGTACGGGGCCAAGTTGGTGCGGGCAGAACTCGCGACCAAGATCTTCGGCTAAGATGGCGCTCGGGGGGCGGGGCGAGGGTTGCCCCGGCTCCCGGCCCATCGGCTGAGCCGCACCCATGGCCATCGCCATCGACGCGACCGTAGGCGGAGCGAGCGCCAACAGCTTCGCTACGTTGGCCGAGTTCACGACCTACATGGAGGGTCGCCTGAATTCGGACACGTTCGACAGCGCCACGACCGATGAGCAGAACCGCGCGCTGGTAGAGGCGACACGGGAGCTATCGGCGCGCGTGTGGGTGGGACGACGCGCGTCGTCCACGCAGGCGCTGGCATGGCCCAGGGATTGGGCGACCAATCCCGACTCTCCGACGTTCGACTATTACGACAACGACGTGATCCCGCAGCGCGTGAAAAACGCGACAATGGAGCTTGCGTTTCAGTTCCTCGTGGCCGGGACCACCGACATTGCCTCGCTGGATCGGCTTGCGGGCGTGAAGCGCAAGCGCGTGGACGTGCTTGAAACCGAGTACGACACGAACCGGCGCCCGACGGGCCTGTACCGCTATCCGCGTGTCATGACCGAGGTCGGCGCGCTGATCGAGCGCACCGGCCCGACCGTGCCGCTGTTGAGGGGCTGACGTGTCGATCTACGCCCCCGACCACGCCGACGCCCTGGCGGAACTCCGGGCCGCAGGCGCCGCTGTGACGTTCACGTTGTCGTCGCCCGGCACCTACGACCCCGAGACGGGGCTGTACTCGTCTCCGGTCACGTCTACCGTGAGCGGCTACGCGCTGCGCACCAAGGGCGACCCGCTCGAATACGAACGGCTCACGCTCACCGAAACCGTGGCCCCGACGCTGTTGTTCGCGCCGTCCACGTTCGGGGGCACGCCTGCGCTGGACGCGACCGTCTCGTGGGGTGGCACGACGTACACCGTCAAGAGCGCCAACCCGCTCGACCCCGATGGCACCGCGATCCTGTGGCGGGTGGTGGTCGCATGAGCTTCGGCGACGATCTGCGCCTGTTTGCGGACAAGGTCGAGGCTCGCGTGCAGGACGTATTCATCGGCTGCACGGGCGAGGTACAGCGCTCCGTGGTCGAGGGCTCTGAGGTCACCGCGGCACCAGGCCAGCCTGTCGATACCGGCACGCTCAAGGGCTCGTGGATTGGCGAGTTCGAGTCTGCCGACGCATGGCACACCACCACCAACGTCGAATACGCGCCCTACATCGAGGAAGGCGTCGGAATGACGCTGCGCTCGGAAGTGGGTGGCTTCCACTCGGTAGCGCTCACTCGCGGCGGTTGGCAGAAGATCGTGGACACCGTGCGGGACGAGGTGGTGCGCGATGGTTGACCACCACGAGGCCCAATTGGCGCTGCGCACGAAGCTGCTCGCGCTGTCGGTCGCTACCACTGGCAGCACGTCTATTTCGGCCACGGCCACCGGCTACGCGCGCGCCGCGGGCTCGTTCATTACGGACGGCTTCCGGGTCGGCATGGAGGTCGCGGGCTCCGGCTTTTCCGTTTCAGCCAATAACACGGCCAAGACGGTTACCGCCGTAGCCACGCTCACGCTGACGGCCGCAGGATGCGCCGTGGAGTCCGTGGGCACGCGCACGCTCACCGTGGGCCTGCCTGCCGGTCGGGAGTGGGAGAACACCGCCTACACGCCCACAGACGGCAGTCCATGGGTGGAGGAGCAGTACATGCCCGGCCCCATGACCCGCATCACGGCGGCGGGTGGCGCCGGGTCTGCCGTGCTTGAAGTGCTGCCACAATATGCGCCCCGCGTCTATGTGCCCGCAGGCAAAGGCGTAGACGCGGGCAGGATGTACGCCGATGCGCTCCTGACCCTGTTCGCGCCGAACACACCGTTCGTCCTGAGCAGTGGGACGCTTCGCGT